AAGTGGGCGGGTGAATAATTCCCTCTTGTGTGAACTGGCGGTACACCCGGATTTTCCCCGGCTCATGGCTGACCTTGAAATCTATGTGAACGGCGTGGCGGTGAAGCAGGTGCAGGCCGCAAACGCCATAGTAGATACCATGAGCGCAACGATTATGAAGCAGCACAATCCCGGCCTGACTGACTCGCAGTTACGGCAGCTAATTACCGCCCACATTGACGAGGACAGTTTTTGCCGCTACGTGATACAGCAGGACATAAACAAGATAGCCCTTGACCTGCGGGAAGCCCACAAGGACGATTTTTTCAGCGTCCCGGAGGATAACCCGCTGAAAGGATTTTTACAGGCCGCAGACGAAGCCGCCAGCGAGGACAGCGACCCGGAGCAAGCATCGCTGGCGTTTATCTGCAAGCGGCTCAAGCTGAACTACGGGAAGCTGTCGGAAGAAGAAAGAAAGTGGCTGAAAAGGATTGCGCAGAAGTCGGACTTGCTGAAAAATCCAAACCCGCAGCGGGGGAGAAAATAGAGAACGAGAAATTGGAGGGAGTAAAGGTGCAGGAGGCAATTATAAAATTGAAACTTCTCGGTCAAATGCCAGACGCAGTGAAAGATGACCCTACAGAAGAAACCATCAACATGTATGACGAATTGCTCTCCAATGTAAAAACGCCATTGACAAGAGAAGAAGTAGGCGTATTGATTGACATTTTCCCCGAAGGTGGAATGTATGGAGTAGAGTGGGATTTGCTAAAATTGGTAGAGTCTTATTTGATAGAAGCACCATCAAGTGAAGAGTATCGAAAATTGATTACTGCTTGTCCAAGTGAAGAATGGCGAGAAACTATGCAAGCCCGTTTAGATAATTGGGAAAACACCAAACAATAACTTGTTGGGGAGATAGCAAAGCCAGTCGAGCCAGTCAACGGTCAAGATGAACGGCGCATTTCATGCGCCGCCGTTGACAGCCCCGCCCGTCTTTGCTAATGGGCAATCAAGGCGGGAAAGCCCTAAAATGGCTTCCCGCCCATTTCAAAATTTAGAAAATTTTGCGTGAGGAGGGAACTGCAGTGTGTGACTACTGCCATAACATTCAAAAATGGAAAAGTTTTAACGCACCGAGAGATTATCTGGCGTGTATCGAATACATCCGCCATCTTGTGGCAAATGGCGGCTTTGAACTGCTTGAGGAAGAATCCACCTGCCCGTTGAATCAGGTAAAGACTGAAGATGGCTGGGCGGATGAAATTATGGTTCACATGATACGGTGCAAACACTGTGGGCAGGTCTTTACCTGTGTGGTCAACACTTATCGTGGTAGTGGTTCTTTCAAAAAAGGTAAAGGTTGAAAAGTACGCTTGCTTATCAAAATTTTTTCACAAGTTTGGGACGTTTTGTCCCGAAATCCAGTGTGGGACGAGGGAGTGGGCTTTCATATACGCCCTGTCTGCTGACGAAAACAGACCTGCGCTTGCGGCTCCACGCCACGCAATCACAGCCCCGTTTTCCTGCCACTTCAAATACCCTTGCCCTCCCCGGCGGCAACGGCATTTTCACGGCAACGCCGACAGAGCGTATAACACACTACACTTTGCGAGCAAAGTCGTGTGCCAAGGGGCAAGCCCCTTTGGAAACCCCGGACAACAAAACAGGCGGTATGCTGCCCTTTCCGGGAGCATACCGCCGTTTGTTGTCAGCAGCCCGTTTCACGGTCTGCGTGTAGTTCCTTGTAAACTGACCTAATACAGGATTCAAACCAATTCTGCACTTCTGCAATCACAGGGATATTGTAGTTGATTGCCAAAAAAGAAAGATACGGCATCTTCGGGTTAACGTCCAAGTTGATGCTTGCCTTATTGATACTTGCACCCAATTCAATCTTCTGGCCGTCTCGTTCAAAAATCAGTCCTGTCTTCTTACCACCAAGTGTACGCCACAGAAGAGACTCAAAGACAATTTCTTCCTTGAGCGCAATGTAATACTGGTATTCCTTCTCGCCTACACGGAAGAACACCTGAAAAATCGTAGGTTCATTCGCAGAACTTTCATCCAGCATAAAGGGCGCCACACTGCTTCCCTGCTGGAAAATCATTGGCTGCCGATTCTTCTCCAATGCATGAATCGGCTTCACAACAAGGTTAATCAGGCAAAAGAATGCCTGAAGCAGATTCGTCTTACCGCCACCATTGGGGCCGTAGACTGCACTAACCGGAAGTAAGTCTTCTGCTTTCTCCTGTCGGATCAATGCATCTTGAAACTCCGGAATCGCCATTGCACGGAAATCGAATGTGGTTTCATCCTTATAAGACTTAAAATTCTGAAAAGAAAACTGGCAAAGCATTCTTTCAACTCCTTCCTGTTATTATTATAGCTCATTTTCAGTTTTTATTCTAGCATTTAAGAAAATTTCATTCTTATAATTAGTTTATAGGTATTTTTCTGATAGTAAAAGACCTCCGCTTTCATTTATGATAGAAAGCGGAGGTCTTTTTACGGCTTACTGTGCTACCCGAATTATCCTGCTCTTCTTTGTATCTCCAAGCCTCTTCCAATGTAAATTATTGGAATTGCTCAAAAAATGCCGTAATCTCTGTACTGCTCAGTTTCTTTTTATTATACTCTGCATAAATTCGACGTTCCCAATCTGCGTAGCAACCTTTCTTACCACAAGGAGATGTATAGGTTGGAATGAGTCCGCCGCTCTTTGTCCATCCGTTGTCGTTGACAAGGTGGTCAAGATACTTTCTAATGTTCTTCTCATTTACAACTTCTGCACCAGCTTTTTTAAAGTCATGCGCAGTCCAAAATATTATCACTAGCACAACAACGACAACCAAAAGCATATTATCTCTCCTTACCTTTACTGCCAATCCGTGTAATTCTCATTGCCCATAAGGAACTCAAAAATCAGATTTGATTCATCTGCAATCTCATTATCAACTGTATTGAGATTTTCATATGCTTCAGAAAATTCATCTGTATTGTATGCGTAGTAAATATCAGCTTCCTGCTCAAATCCTCTGCTGTCGGTAAGTGTTGTAGTCTTTCCAGACTCAACATAGGTCAAGGAGTAATCACCCGACTCAGAAAAGCTCATTCCCTTGGCTGTAACGAGAACACAAGCATCGTCATTATAGCTGAAGAAACCGCCTTTATAACCGACCCACTCGCTAGAGCCATCACTAAAAGCATCGTTGAGTACGTCCAGAATGCTATTTCCTGTACTGTTAGACAGCTTCTGACTGATATAAAACGTATCGGTATATGCGTCCGGATATTCGCTCTGTGGTTTGATAAATCCTTTATATGTATCATTGAAAGCTTTATCAAACGAAGACGAGGTCACCAAAATGTTCCTGTACAAATTATATTCATACGGAATCCACTTCTCCACACCGCCTTCTGCATTTAGTTTATAATAGTAAGAATAGAGGTGTACGAAACCACTGAACACATCAACCATTTTGATGTATGTTCCATGACTGGTATCGCTAGGAATTGGATCTTCCCCCATACAGGTTTCATAAAGTGCCTCTCTCCATGCTCTTGTGAAGAGTTTGAGTTCTTCTTCATTGTCTGCAATACCAAAAAATTTAGATTGGTCGCCTTTACTTGCGCCGTCCGGATTTGCATAATTACGAAGGATCAAAGATTTATATTCATCAATCTTTTTTTGATCTTTCTCGTTTTGTGATGCAGCCGCTGCTTCCGATTTTGCTTTTTCTTGAGCCGCTTTGGATGCTGCTTCCTCCGCTGCACGAGATGCGCTCTCAGCGGCTTCCTGAGCTTCTAAGGCAGCTTGAGAAGCCGCCGCAGCCTCGGATTCTGCTTTTCTTTTCGCTAATACTTCTGGTGAAAGATTAGTTTCTCCAAGCTCAATACCCGCTATCATTACAATAGAAGATAATAGTATCAGTGCAATTTTCTTAAACTTAAATGCCGGAATCCTCTTCGTAATTGGCGGAAGAATTATCACGCCGCCCAATATAATAAGGATAATGGCGGGCATCGTATACTCTCCAATGCACGCTAGTCCACTTAATATATAGCATCCGCCAATAAACCACTGGAGTATTCTTTTAACTTTATTCAACATATTGCCGCCTCTTTTACATTTCGAGTGTTTTATATGTGCGCCAAGTCAAAGCACAACCCACCTTTTCCGTTCATACCTATCGCTTACCATTACCGCTGGAAGTGCTATGCACCAACCCGACCTGCGTCTGCTTTCACCTATAAAGACGATTTCCCATAGAAAGTCTATGAAAGTGATTTCGCAGACGCGCGCACATTCTTCTATGCATTAGTATTTTACGACCAACTACGCGTATAGAAGTTCCACACTTTTGACAGTGGATATGCATTATATGTATTGCGATACATATTATTTACATCATTGGGGTATTTCATCTGTGCACCAATCGCCTCATTCGCAAGATTGGAAAGTTCTTCCAAATCAGCATAAGAACAGTCCGGTGCCAAAAGGTAAGCAAAGTTTTCTTCTACATATACTCCAAGGCTATTTGTGTAGCCAAGTTTAATTAAAACCGGATTGAGATCATCGTATGTATTACCTGGCTGATAATAACCATTCGGAGCATTCACACGGACATTGTACGCTGTACCATCACTTGCTAAAATATACCCATCATACACGCTATTAACGCCATTATTCTCTATGACATTCCCAAGGCGAATCGTCATAGCCCCAGTATTGTAGTAATCAGACTTGTACGCGTGCTGTGCTCCAAATCTACGAACTGCTTGGAATTGCTTTCTCTCATTTAAGAATGTCTTATTCCCCCAAGCAATTCCTTGGAAGATAGTGTAGTCATATCCTCTTTGGATGTCATAATTTGATCCATCATATCCAAGCCGAAGGTAAACATTGTCGATATAGTGCAAATACAGGTCATCAAAACCAGCACAAACTGCACAGTGAGGCGGATTATCAGGATTTATCCTTGCAGCATAATCTTCTATTAAGGTCTTGGAAATCCCCTGCATAATTTCATACTCAGAGTAGTGATTATTGATTTCTGCAATTTGACTTTCTGTCAATGTGTCAGCGTCTGCAATCTCACGTACCTTTGCGGTCGTCAAATCAGAGTTCCCAAGCCAATCTGTTTGAGCTGAAGCAGGCAAAGCTATTACGCTAAATAGCATCACCGTTGCTGCCAGCATTGACGCAATTCTCTTTTTCATTTGACTTTTCCTTTCATCTTTTCTTTACGACCTTAAATCGCATGAAGCTTTTCATTGGTTTCAATTATCAAACAAGACAAATGAACCGCCTCATATTACGATTTATCTTGTTAAAATTATACGATTTATAGAATTATCTGTCAAGGCATCCACACTTAAAATCGTAAGTGGCACTACGATTTATCTAAGGAGGGCAATGACATGGAACGCGAGAAGCCGAACTTTGACATTCTGGGAAGAATTGACCGGGAGCGGTTAGCTCGTGGATGGTCTGAATACACCCTTGCCGAAAACTCTGGCCTGACGCAATCGACCTTATCAACATGGCGCAGAAGAAATCTTCAGCCCAACGTGACCTCGATTGAAAAAATTTGTCATGGTCTTGGCATCACCCTCTCGCAGTTTTTTGAAGAGGACGCTGCCATTCACCATCTGACAGAAGAGCAGAAATCTCTTTTGACCACATGGGATAGACTTTCTCCATCACAAAGAACTGCTATCTTGGATTTGATTCAAGCATTTTTACCTGAATAATGTGCACATTTACAAAAAAGAAGGATGCCGAGCGGTCATTGTGTCACCCGGCATCCTTCTTCATTAAGTAAAGGACTTCAGAACTTTTTTCAGTGCTTCACGCTGCTCTGGGGTTATGCGACCCAGCAAATTCAAAAATTCCTCTTGTTCCTCTTTTGTAAATTCGCTACGGGATTCATCTTTTACACATTTTTCGTTCTTCATAACAACTTTTCCTTCTTAAGTTTTTCCCTCGTCAGCCAATCCAGCCCGAATCTGCCGCTTATACTTATAATAGGTATTCCGGGCAAGCCCTGTCAGCTTCATGCACTCCACATCGTCCAATGTACCACCAAAAGCCTTACAATGGATGCGGATTTTCTCTTTGGCCGCTTTAGACTTCTTGGTTTCAAATCCAGTGCCTTTTTTACGTCCAACCTGTTTTCCATTCAGCTTTGCTGTTACAAGACCCTCACGAGTACGCTGGTGTAAATCGGCCACTTCTTTTTCAGACTGCTCAAAGGCCAGCTTGATTTGCTCTTTTGCCAATGCCATCAGATACTCGTTGATACCTTTTAAGATAAAATCCACATTGGTTCCTGTCATGGCAATGCTGCCGGACAGGGCCTTTTTGTACGTTTTGGTATCAATGTGATGCTCTTTCAGAAATATCAGCCGGATGCCCTTATGGTAGAGATCCTCATACAATGAAAATCCCTCTTCTGCGTTTCTGGACATTCGGGAGACGGAATCGAACACCACAGTATCGCCCTCTTTCAGAATCCGATACAACTTGCTCCATTCTGGCCGAAGGATGGAAGTTCCCGTATAGGCTTCCTGTACAATGTGAGCTGTCGGGTATTCAGCCCTGATATTACGCACCTGACGGTCAATGCTCTGTTTTGCAGTGGAAATTCTGCAATAACCATAAATACTCATAGCCCTTCTTTCTATATCAAAAATGCCGAACGTCATTTTAGCGTCACCGATTTGCTAAAGCAAATCGGTTTCATCACGCTGTGGTTGATACTTTTCTATACCCACGGCATTTTTAATACTTTTTCCTGCGAGCCTTAGTCATCCCATATAAACTTCAAAAGATTGTCTCCGTTGACGAACGGTTCGCGCCGTCCGTCACCTGCGATAACTTTTGAACTTTATAAGGAACGACACGGCTCGCTCTTATCAACGGTTCTGATACTGATTCATAAACTCTCCCACCGTCACACAAGGCTTTTGATTTTTCTCTGCTCCTCCAAATGGGTCATAGTTCCAGTCCGTCTCTTCGTCGATATACCGCCGTCCGTCATCGGGTAGCTCCAACGGCTCTGCAAGAATAATCGTTCCCCAGTGATTGACCATGATAAATGGTGCAATCTCACAGGGAATTCCTCGGCAGTCATCATCATGCCGCACATCGTAGACATACAGACTATCCGGGACGGTATCTCTTTTGATGCGGAAGTTAGTGAATAATGCAGGCTTTCCGCAGACAGTGATTTCTTCATAGTGTTCGGTCATCGCATTGCAAGACATATAAATTTCTCCTTTATGCCACATTAAGTCGGGTAGCTTTATAGCAGTCAGCGCACATTCCCTCATGGGTATTCGCAAACTCTGCCGCCTGCATGATAGAGCCATCTTTCAGCTTTACTCGTTTGATGGGCTGATTACAGCGGACACAGATGCAGGGCATGGGCGGCTGTTCCTGCTTCTGACTGGTGGATTGCGGCTTCGTTTGCTTTTGGGATTCTGCATCTGACTGCTGTGCAGCATCTTCCGGCAAATCCTCCCCGGCATAGACATACAGGCCAAGGCCAAACATCGCCAAATTTTTTACCAGACAGCGCATGATGGCCTTGTTTACATCAAACATGGAAGCGGCTTCTACGGTGCGTTCTTCCATGCCGACTTTCTCACGGCGGCGCGTCTGCTGGTTATATTCCCATTTCGGGGTGGTGTAGGTGTAAGGCACAGCTTTCATGGCCTTGTTTGCGCCATCCAGTACAGGCAGCCACATCTCATGCGAAACGCCCTCAATGGTAACGGATGTATAGACCATGAATCCGGTGATAGGATCATAGACATAGGGCAAACCGTTGAACTTTTTGACCTCATAGCTGGCAGAAGGATACAGCTTCTTCACCTCTGCCCAAGCATACGCCCAGCTCACATATTTCAGTTCAGTATTTCCAGACTTTTTGACTTCCACATGGTCTTTGAAGTCGATGCTAAATAATTTTACGAACGGATTTTCAGTAGCCATAATAAACCTCCCATAAAAAAGACGGCAGGAAATTACTTTCCTGCCGCCATATCCAAAACTTATGCCGCATGAATGATAGTAAATCTGCGACTGCTCACATTTTTACTGTACCGATTAAAAATGTCCGGCTGTTCTTTCTTCAACCGCTGGGAATCCACACGCTTACTTTCAGAGGACACCCACGACACCTTATAGCCGGGAGCTGTACCGTAGGCGGCATCCTGCATTTCCAGCTTCACTTGCTGTTCAATCGCAGTCTTTTCCTGCTCCAGCTGTTCGATTTGGTCAGAAAGAGACTGTCGTTTGTCCAGCAGGTCACGAACTGCATTCAAATCAGCCGTTTTGCTTTTATCATCGTCAAAATACATCTGGTTGATTTGCTGTGTATCTCCCTCGCTTCCGGTAGGTGTAGGCGCAATCTCAGGCATCACATTGTACTTCCAAAAATGCTCTTCTTCGGCAATGAGATTATCCAAAACAGCCTTATCACTGATAATTTTATGAATTACCAGCTCTTTTCCGAAAATCAGAGCAGCAATATACCAGCAGTCGAAACCACTGACGGCCAGATAATGATTGACCTGCGCCATGTAGTGTACAGGAATTTTACCATCTGCCCACTTATCCGCAGAGAACGGTGAAACCGTCTTGCATTCCAATCCTGCTTTCTGTCCAACGATCAGGCGGTCAAAATCCGCCAGAAGAAGCGGATGTTCCTCGTTCTGGTAGATAGCATTGGCTCTGCGAACTTTTAGCCCAGTGGCTTCGGTGAATCGCTGTGCCACATACTCTTCCAAGTCCCGGCCCTGCCGCATAGCTTCGCTGTCGATATTTTCAATGGTATCGCTGATTTTATCGTGATACACCTGAAATGCAGAGCGGTACGGATTCAGGCCCAAAATGGCCCCAGCATCCGTGCCAGTGATACCACACTTTCGATAGCGCAGCCACTCTTCTTTGGACAGATTTATTGTGGAAATCAATCGTTTCATGCAATATTCAACTCCTGCTTCATATTTTTATCGGTGATTTCAAAATCGTATTCCACCAAGTCCTTCATAATAGTAGAAAACTCGTCCACCAAAGTGCGGTCATCATCCAGCCACAGGGCATACAGGAAATTCAGAATGTTCCGCTGCACCCGGAGATGGTTCCAGAAACGCTCGTCCATTTGCTTTTCGGTGTCCAGCGTAATCAAGGCACTGACAATGGTGCT